AAGATTTATTTTATATACAGAAAAAGAAATATTAAAAGAAATGGGTTTAGATAATAAAAGTCAAGTTATTGCATGTGGTCTATGGCAAGATTTTATAGAAAGAGTTAATAATATATTATTAGATAAATTAAATATAGCATTTTATTATAAATCTTATAAAATTCTTTTTAATTTAGAACATGTATTAGAAAATATTGATATTAATGATTTTAAATTAACTGATTTTATTGAAACATTTGAGAAGAAAAAATTAAACGAAGGTATTATAAATAGGATAGAAAATAATGCAATTAATAGACAAGAAAGAGCAAAGAAAAAGAAGGAAAAGATTATAGGCAAAACAAGAGATGAAAAAATTATATTTAGAAGTGATAATAATTATATTAATAATACTAATAAATTAAGTGATAATTTAATAAATTCTAATGCAAAAGATATAAGAAATAATGTGAAGAAAATAAAATTAAATAATAAAAGTGTCACTTTCTGAAAATAACTAATTATATAATAATATACGGGAATTCAGAAAGTGACACTTTTATTATTTGATATATTTTTATAATAATTATTAGTAAAAACATTATTAGTTATAAAGTCTTAAGACTTTATAACTAATATAAAATTATTTTGTTCCGTAAACTTCACAAAAATAATTTTAGAATATATTTATTTGTTTTTTATGTTTAATTTAGAATAATATAATTTTACAATAATTTAATTTAAGATAGATTGGGAGTAATTAACCCAATTGATAAGAGAGGAATCCTTGTATCCTCTCTTCTTTTTGTTTTTATAGGTAAGAAATAATACAAGGAAATAGTATAAATAAAATAACACGACAAGGAGTGGATAAATAAGTTATGGGTAAAGAAATGGGTATTTATAAAATTGAGAATAAAGTAAATAAGATGGTTTATATTGGTAGTACGAATAATTTTGAAAGAAGAAAAGGCGAACATTTAAAAGATTTAAGTAATGGTAATCATTGTAATTTTAAACTTCAAAAAGATTATAATAAATATGGTGAAGATGCTTTTATTTTCTTTATGATAAAAAATATTGATAATAAACATTTATTAAAAATTGAGGAAAGAAGAGAAATAGAATTATATATAGAAATAATGAGTAGAAAATACATATATAATATTAATTTAACTCCTGATCAAGACTTTAATAAAATAGATAGAAGTCAAATGAATTATGATAGTGTTGAGCATAGTAAATGTAAATATTGTTCTCAAAAAATTGATGAAATAAGTAATTTAATTTATGGTAATTTTCGTAATGATGATTTTCTTGTATATATGTCAGATAATACAATAGTTTTATTAGAAGCAGATGACAGTGGTGGAAGTGTTTTAGGTGATTTTATTATTAATTATTGTCCTGTTTGTGGTAGAAGATTATATTCTAAAGCAAAACAATATTATAATAATAATATAAATAATAATAACGAAGAAGAAATTTTAAAATTGAACAACAACAACACCCTCTACCCTCTTATAAAGTTTGATATTATTTCAGACATATATAATGATATTGATAAGAATAATTATGCATCATTAAATAATTATATAAAAGTATTAAATAATTATTTTAGTAAGAAAGAATCTGAAGAATTAATATTAGATTTCATAATGCAAGAAAAGTTAAACATGGTTGATGGTAGAATTGTTAGATGATTGATTAGATAAGATGGTATTAATAATTTTTATTGATTAATTAGATTACTTTATAAAGGTAGGTGAAATAAAATAGCTAGTCTCGCTGAACAGTTAAAAAATATAGAAGCGCAGTTACAAAAGAAAATAAAATCTGCAATGCAGAATGAATTGTCTCAACAATCAAAAACAACCATCCAGATGCATGTTGTTGAAGACGTATATAATAAATATGAACCTACTTCATACTCTCGTTCTTACGACCAAGGAGGTCTATTAGACCGTGACAATATAGAAACTACTATGATTGATAATAATACTTTAAGGATAGAAAATATTCGTAGAGATGAATTAGATGGAAGAATGGTAGATAAAATTATAGAATTTGGAAAAGGTTACTGGACTCAAACTCTTGATGATATAATTGGAGCAAGACCATTTATTCATAATAGTTTTATAGAATTGAAAAATGGGAAAGCCAGAGAAGCAATCCTCAAAGGGTTACGTAGGCAGGGTGTTGATTGTAAGTAGATTATTATAAGTAATTATTTGCCCCCGTCCTTTGCTTAAAATATCCATAAAATAAAATTATAAATTTCCTAAAAATATTTTCAAATACCCGTTGACAGAATATAAAAATAAATGTATAATACAAATAACCTCGGAAAACAAATTCGAGGAAATAAAAATAATATAATATAAAAGGAGAAATGATTATTATGACTAAGAAAGAATTGCTGGTAAAGTATTTAGAAATGCTTAATGCTAAGAAAGATGAAAATGCACCAAAGATTACTAAAAAATCTTCTGAGTTTTATGGTGAAACATTTTTAGAGACACTCATGGATGCAGTAGCAGAAGGAGATTTGAATATCGTAGGCTTTGGAAAATTTGAGAAGAAATTTAAAGAAGGTAAAACTGGTACTATTAATGTTGGGCCGAAAAAAGGTGAAGAATTTACTAGTTTAGATCATTATGTAATTGGTTTTAAGGCTGGTAAGGTTTTTAAGGATAAAGTTAATGGTATTGTTGTGAGTGAAGATGAGAAAGAAGTAATTGATGAATAGTATTTAATTGGTTGATTAGATACATAGTATAAATAAAATATAGTGAAGATAATGTTAGATTTTATCTTCACTATATTAAAATAATAATTTAACTTACAGTAACAGAATAATATAACATCAAATTTTAAATCTTAAAATTAAAAAGGAGAATCTCACTATGACTACAGAAAAAATGACAATTCACAAAGCATTAGCAGAATTAAAAATTATAGGTGATAGAATCAACAACTCTATCTCTACAGCAACCTTCATTAAAGCAAATAAACACTCTAATGAGAAAATCAACGGAGTACCTATTAATGAATTTAAATCTCAGATTCAAGGTAATTGGGATAAGTCTAACGACCTTATTAAACGCAGAAATGCGATTAAAAGAGCAGTAGTTTTATCCAATGCAAAAACTGTAGTAAAAGTAGGTAATGATGAATTTACTGTTGCTGAAGCTATTGAAATGAAAAATACTGGGATGCAATTTAAGAAAGAATTGTTGAGTATGTTGAATAGACAATATGTTGATGCTATTAGAATCACTGAAAAAGAAAATGGTGAGACATTACAGCAAAAAGCAGAGAATTATGTGATTGGTCTTTATGGATCGAAAGATGGTAAGGTTAATATTGAGGAAATTGAAAATACTAAGAAACAATTTATTGTGAATAATACTTTTGAATTGGTTGATCCTATTAAAGTTAGAGATAAGATTGATAATTTAGAGAAAGAGATTAGTGAGTTTGAAACTGAGATTGATGCTGCACTTAGTTGTAGTAATTCTCTTACAGAAATCGAGATTGAGTATTAATGTTTAGATTAGTTTATTAAATTTACAGTTATTTATTGCTTTCTGAAAAATTTTTAACTACAATTTACAAGTCCTTTTGTACGATTTGACTGGTATAATAATTTAAAAGAAATCGTATAACATGATAGATTTAAATTTATCTACATTAGATATAATATAATAGTACAAAAATTATTAGAAAACAAAATTACACATCTTCTGTAAAGTTTAAATCTAAAAGTTTAAATCTTAAATTTCAAAGATAAAAGTTTATTACAAGTATAAAGATTAAATAGTAAAGATTAAAGCGGAAAGTTTTATAAAATCCATGATATAAGGTTTAGTATGATTGTATTTGACTTTAGATTAACCTCATGGCTGGAAAGTGGTAAATAACTAAAATTTGATATAATTTTAATATGAAATAAAGGCATGTGCTAGATGCTTCATATGTACAGTTAATTGTTGAGCAATTCTAAAAACTCAAAATGGCAAAGCATGACGAATGTGCATGTAGTTTTAAAAGTTAAAGAAAGTATGTCATCATTGTCACTTTATAGAAAAAGATTTGGTAGTATTAAAAATGTTTTAGAATTATTAAATATTGAGATACCAGAAGAAGAAAAGAAAAATTTTAGTAATTTTAAAAAAATATCAGATGAAGATTTATTGCAAATATTAATAGATTACAATAATAATATAGGATTTCCAATTCAACGTAAATTTAAATCTAAAAATAATTTACCTTCTTATACATTGTATTTTCATAGATTTGGTTCTTTTAGAAATGCAATGATATTAGCAGGAATAGAAATACCAGAAAATAGAATGAAATGGTTTGATAGAGAAAATTTATCAGATGAAGAAATATTAAAATTATTAGAATTTTATACAAATAAAAAATTAGAAAGTAATACATATTTATTGACCAATGATGAAATAGATAATAATAAATATATGCCGAGTATGTCTGTATATGTAAGTAGATTTGGTGGAATAGTTAATGCATATTCTAAAATTGGAATAGATTATTATGAATTTAATAATTTAGCAATGGAAAAAGATATGATTAAAAAATATAAAAAATTAGCATTAAAATTAGGTCATACTCCAAACAGTAGAGAAATAGATAAAGCAAGTCAAAATTGTGAATGTTATTCAATGGGTGCATATGAAAATCATTTTGGAAGTGTTTATCAACTTCAGGTTTATTGTGATTTTATACCTACAATTATTGGTAGGAATAAATCAGACGAAGAATTGATTGAAGATTTGCAAGAATTATATGAACGATTAGGTAGAGTGCCTACTCAAAAAGATGTTAATATGTGTGAATGGATGGCATCTATTAGTAAATACAATGATGTATTCGGAGGTTTTATTGAATCTTTAAAAATTGCTGGCATAGTTAATGATTCACAAAATAGCAAATGTAGTATTACTCCACAAGGTAATTATTGCAGATCATCATATGAATTTGATTTTTGTATAATGTTAGAAAATAAAGGATTGAATTTTATACAAGAAGATTATTATTCAAAATACATAAAAGATTTTACTAGAAGATTTAGATTTGATTATATTGTTAATATAAATAATGTTGATTACTTTATAGAAATTTTTGGAATGATGGAACATAAATGGTATAAAGATAAAGTAGATTATAAAATTAAATTATGCAAGGATAATAATTTAATTTTAATTGATTTATATAAGAAAGATTTTAAGAAAAGCGATATGGAAACATTATATAATTTGTTAATGAGTAAGGTTGATAATATAAATACATATAAGGAAGTGATTTAATATTGCCTAGAAAAATATATAGAAATACAATTACTAGTCCTGAATTATGGGAAAAAGTAAATAATAAAAATATTCAACTTATGCAAAGATTTTTAAAAGATAAAAATAACAGATGTTCTGATTTAACTATAGATGGTTATGATTCAGATTTACGCATTTTCTTTACATGGAATTTATTATACAATGAAAATAAGGTTTTTCATGAAATTAAAAAAATTGAATTTGCAGATTTCTTTAGTTTTGGAACTATTGAGTTACAATGGAGTTCTAGTAGATTTGAAAGACTTCGTTCTTGCCTAAGTAGTTTTTCTGATTTCTTTGAAAAATTTTATGGAGAGGACTATCCTAAATTTAGAAATGTAATATTAAAGGTTATTGATAAAGTACCTAAAAGTGCTAAACATGAAAAAACTATTCTTTCTGAACAGCAAGTAAATGATTTACTTAATTATTTATCTAAAGAAATTAAAAGACCACAAGAAGCATGTTTATTAGCGTTGGCTATAGGCTGTGGTGCAAGGGTATCAGAATTACTTAGAATTAATATATCATTAATTGATGAGAATAATCTTGCGTTTGATGATATTTTTATTGAAACATTAAAAGAGATCAAGACAAAAGGACAGGGCAAAAAAGGGAAGCCTTTGTATAAGTATATAATAAAAGATATTTTTATACCTTATTATAATGTATGGTTAGAAGAAAGAAAGAAAATAATGGATAAGAATGGTAAAGAACATGATTATTTATTTGTAAAATCAAATGGTGAACCAGCGAAAGTATCTACTATTAGAAGTTGGATTACTAAATGGGAAAATTTCCTTAATCTTCCATTTTATCCACATTGCCTGAGACATTATATAACAACTTACTTAACAAAATTAGGGTTAAGTAGTGATTTTATAATTGAAATTATGGGATGGGGTTCGTCTGAAATGTACAATATCTACAATGATTTGACAGCAAAAGAACGTAAATGGAAAGATTTAGATAAGTTAAAGGATGCTTTGAATAAGAAAAAATAATAATTTAAAATCATAACCATAACCGCATTTTGTCATGAAATCGAGTTTTATAAACCCTTATATATCAACACTTTATAAATTCATAAATTATCAATAATCATTAAATATTCATAATAAAACAAAACAAACAATTTTCCATAAAAATAAATCTCCAATTTTCATTATTCTCCCTATTTTCATGTTGACACATTTATTTTATTATTGTATAATCTAACTAGCACAAAAACAAACAGACATAATACTATGCAAAATACAATATAAAAAAGGTGGTGTCGATATGAAAATTAGGGGTAGTCCTTTTAACTTGTAGTTTAATTAACTGATATAGAATGATAAAATAAATTATATGATAAGAATAATAATAAAAATATAAAATAAAAAGGAGATAAAATTAACATGGAAAATAATTTAATCGTAAAAGAAGTAGATTTTAACGGTGCTAATTTATTAGCGGTACAAGATATTGAAACTGAAAAAGTTTATGTTGGTGTAAATTGGGTATGTCAAGGGATTGGATTATCAGAAGGTCAAATGAAAAGTGAAAGATTAAAAACTCAAGAAGATATAGTTCTTTCTAAAGGTGGACGGAATTTCGTCCTGCCTACAAATGGTGGAAATCAAGAAACTTTATGCATTGAACTTGATTTTCTTCCACTCTGGTTAGCAAAAATATCTATTACTCCAAAAATGAAAAGTAATAAACCAGAGGTAACAGAAAAACTTATCCAATATCAACTAAAAGCAAAAGATGTACTAGCAAAAGCGTTTCTTTTACAATATAATACTACAGATTTAGTCAATACATATCTAGATATGAGCGAAGAAGATCGTGCAATTTTATATTTCACAACATTAAAAGATAATAAATTATTAAAACCTAAAGCAGATAAATTTGATTGGTTTTTAGGAACAGATTCTACTCATACATTTACAGATACGGCAAAGATTATTTCTACTAGATGTAATAATGATGGTATTAATTTAAAAATATCTGTGATTAAGTTAACTGAATTGTTAAGGAATAAAGGTATTTTGTCTAAGAAAAAATCTAATGATAAATATACAAATCATCCTAATAAAGATTATGAGAATTATTTTCAGACAACTAGTGTGACTATTAATGAAGGTGAGAGTGGAGAATTCAAACGGACATCGACTCGTGTGAAAAGTAAGGGTGTAGATTTTATTTGTGAATTAGTTAAGGATGAATTTAGGAAAGGTGGTATGGTTAGTAATTTTTAATTTTGGTTAGTGGATTTATTTATAATTTATTAATAAAGAATATAAATATAATTGTAATATTATATAATAATACATAATGATATATAGCATAATGATTGTAATATAGTTAGAGAGGGATTAAATACTCCTCTCTTTTTTGTTTATATGTTGATGTGTTTAGTTTGTGTTTTTTATGTGTATGTATATTTTATATGTATATTTTTTATTAATTAATTAAAAATTTAATAGAATATTAAAATAAATATATTGACTTTATAGTATTGGTATAGTATTATATGATTAATAATTAGGAATTAATAATTGAATCAATAAACATTTTCTATCTTGTTTTTGTGGATTACATATTTGTGGTATAATATTATAGATAGGAGTGTGATTTTTAATGACAGTAAAAAATAGATTAAAAGAGATATTAGATGAGCGTGGGATTAAGCAAACTTGGTTAGCAGATCAAGTTGGAATTACTAAACAAACTATGTCAAATTTAATTAAAAATAGATTTACAACAAGTATGGATATTGCTTTTAGAATATCAAAGGTATTAAATATGGAGATTACAGATATATTTTATGAGGAAGAAAATTAGTAAGTTTATTTTTAAAAATAGTATTGACAAAACTGACTAATGCCTCTATAATACATTTATAAGCGATAGCAACATTTAACTAGTTTGTAAATTTAAATATGGAGGCATTATTTTATGAATTATAACCAATTAACTAAATTGCAATTTGAAGAAATTATGGAAGAATTGTTGGGTGAAACTGTATGGTTAGAAATTCGGACAGATTCAGTTAGTAAGCATACTTTTTATGATGGTTTTGAGTTCCTTAGTTTTGTGAATGGTAAGTATCAGTTTGGGTTTTTGGAGTATAATGAGGAACGTGAATATGAGAATTTGATGATTAGGATAGATGATATTTTAGACATACATAGGA